GTCGACTTTCTTCCCATTCTTCACGATAGTCCAGATTGTAATCTGGCATAAAGCCGATATCTGGATTGAGGAAGATTCTCACAGCCATCTGACCGACGGCCGCGAATTCTCCAGGACTATGCCCGCAAGACACCCAATAGTCATATAAACGATGACGTAAAGGTGCGTGAAACCAATGCAACACAATAAGTTGCATCATGGTTTGTTTATATTGTACGCGTGTCTCTCGATTGCGATAATACGACAAACGCGCCAATGCGCGATTGGGTCGTACAGTACGCGGCACAACAAAGCCATCAAACAGATAAAACTGCGACGACAAAATTTGTGCGCCCAACAACGGCCCGGATATTAATCCTCCAGGATACTCGTTAGTCGCCGCCAAACCAAAGACATCAAAGACAACATTCTTCCATGTAACGAAGAAGTCGGGAAAATGACGACACCATGCTCCGACGCCATCATCTCCGTACATACGAGCCGGCCAGTTGGCCGCAATGTGACTAGGCACATTAACAGCCAGCAGGCAAGCCAAGAAAAGAATTATAGAAATCAAAGTATTGAAATCTGTGGTCATAAAATCGCCCGAGGGTCCACCTTGGAACCGCCAGCGAACACGACCATCTTGAAGGATAACAAATCCTGAGATAAAATTCTTAACATAATTCCAACGCGGGTGATCCCAGTCTAGCGATATAAGCTGGATTAGAATCGCCGGTAATCTACCATCCATTTTAGATATGTCCCAGCAGACAAAATTGTCGTCAAGGCCGAGAATGTTGCTTTCATGAACTAAATCATTATATAAAGTCTCCATACCACCCTTTTCTTTGGCAAAACCTACCAAATTCATACGCACTCCGCGGATCTTAGCCACGAAGTTCGAGAAATAATAAATCCCGAGAACGTATTGGTGAAAAGGTTGAACGATAAAACCGCGTGGCGGTTTAAGGGCTCCGTTCTCAATGGGCCGCAGTTCATCTTTGTGACACAACTGCTCAAGCACCGGGAGCAACGAGAATATGCCATTAACGCACATTTCGAAAAGAGTTTCTATGGTGATTTCCTCAACCACTTCACCCTTGGAGCCGATCCAAAAGATACCCGAAGCTTTCTTCAAAGCCTCTTTGTGATCCGGATCGTTAAGATACGCACGCATTTGGTCCAAAGTTGTATCACTCTGTCTAAAATCATACGTGGTTTTGACCAAATCCATGGCCGTAAAATAAATACTGTTACTTGCAGGTACTGCTATAGGCCAATCATACTTATTGATTGTAGTCATGCAGTCTGAATCGAGTTTGGCCGGAGCAAAACGTTCCGGAAAATCCGGATCAACATCTTGCCTCAAATGAACACTCGAAGGAACACGCACAAAAGAAGACTTTTCGTACGTGCTACGCGGGACTCGCCCGTCACCCCACGCCCCAACAACGGGTGGATCACCAAAATTGGTGAAATACTCGCCGTTGAGCGCGCGCCCGTCAAAGGTGACGAGGTCTACAAGTTTAAAGTAAGCAGCAGACTGTCGGGCACTCGAACACCAAATTGGTATTCGATCCCGGCAGTGCCGAGCGTGTGCATGCCAATATACTGCACGCACCATTGCGCACGCTGAATGCCAGTGCACCACATGAACCAAGTTCGGTTTTAGCGGTGTGCCCGAATAAAGTCTTCGGCTTGTTAGCTGGATCAGTGTTTACTTCACACGGTGTGGTTGAAATAACCAATTTACTACCGTGTACAGGATTAGCGCCAGTTAAGTACCGACGCCTTTAAACGATACTGTGGAAGCTGCAAACCACGAGGACTTGACAAATCCAAGCGTTTTAAGTGGAAACTTCACACACTGCACGTCAACGTTCAGACCAACAGGAATGTTGACCAACGGAGC